AAATTAACCTAAAAAATCGCCAAAGTTTCCCAATTCGCCGAAAAATAACCAAAAGTTCTAAAATATGAATCGTGTCCCCCTCGCCAAAAGTTTCACACGATTTATTTAAACTTAATCATTCTATCAAACTTGGATTTTGTGTATATCGTAAAGTCTTTTTTCTTTTCAAAGTTTGCTTTAAACCCTCCTTCTGTTAAATCAAAAGTAATTTCTTTTCCAATACTTAAATCCTTATATAATTCAAACGGGTTAGGATATTCTAGTAGTTTTGCAGTGTGTAAAATTGTAGAATTAGGAATACCCTTCATTCTAATATGATAGTCAATATACTTTTTACCCATTTCATCATAACAATATAACTCGTCAATATAACATTTCTTACCTAAAAATATACTTCTATTCGCAAATACATTTTCCATTTTAACTTTTTTGTAAAACTTTTTTCCAATCTTCTTATCTTCAATGATGTTATTATTTTCATCTATATATATTTCCCCGTCAAAATCACTATGAAACTGTCCCATCTTCTTACCGATTAAATCGCGGTTATACTTATCACTAAACGCAGATGATAATTTTTTAATGTCTTCGTCATAGATGTGAATACTATCTGTATCTTGATAAAACATTTTAATATTCATATCCTCACCTAAACACATTACTTCATTCATAATTCTTTTACTCATACTTAAAATACTTACCCCGACTTGTGCTATGTTATAGTGGTCGTCTATTGATTTTACTACCTTTACTACCGTTTTACATTGATTTATTTTAATAATTTCTTTTACCCAATGATAATTACGGGATAAATATATATCTAATTTTTCTTTACAATTAAATATTTTTACTTCACTTTCTATTGTTTTCATAATACTTTTACCATAACCAGAGTTCATAATTAATTTATAAATCATTTCGCATTTATTACCTTGTTTTTTCTTTAATGCTCGTTCCTCAAACAAATAGTTAATAACCTCTTTAATTTTAGTATTAAACCCGTCATTAAAATAATAACCTTTTACAATTTCAAACTCTACGTTTTGAAAATTAATTAAATCTTCTAATCCTATTTTATCAACATAATAAGTTCTATCTACCATTTCATTTGTAAATTGTCTAACCCCGTTGTCGTCAATAAATGACATTAACGGAAAATTACGTTTTAGTCCTACTGATTTAACAATGATTTCAACAAAATACCCGCTATAGTTCTTAATATCGTCATATGTAGCATTCGGTTGAATAACTTTTGGAACTCCTAATAAAAAACCATCTAACCGATTCATGGCGGAAGGATATAAACTCGTAGCGTCAAAGTCATTTTTTGGTTTATCATCTAAATAAGATTTCTTTTTATTTTCGCTAATCATCGTTCTACCGCCAATAACGAACTTTTGTAAAAACTCCCTTGAAATACCAGATAATTTATATACTCCTTCATAACAACCCTGATTTATAAAATATTTGTGTGCTAGAGATGCGGAAGTTAGAATAACATCAATATTTAAGTGTAATAAATCATCAATCCACTTTTTAAAAATGTTATATCCCTTTCTTAATACGATAACATCAATCTCACAATATTTTCGTGAGTATCTTATAATATCAACTGTTCCATTACTTACACATTCCCATTTTTTAGCGTTTTCAATAAATCGTTTTTTCTCAATCTCATATTTAAAACAATCCAAACACTCATTAATAGGAATATGCTTTCTGTTAATATTATCATTAACATTGTATATTTCATATGGTATAACTTCTTTAATACTATTTTCTAATCCAAATACTCCGTTAAAATCATTCAGCGGAATACTGATTAAATGATAAGAACATTTAACTTCAATATGTAATTTACCGAACATACCTTTCGCATTCATTAACATATTACCCTTCATGATAACACTCGTTATTGTTAAATTACGAATTAAAAAGTTAAAATCATAAGTAGCATTATGAAAAATTAAACGTGTATTTGTATTTAATGCTTTTAATAGTGATTTACCACAATTCTCGCCGTAAAATGTAGTTAATTCACCTTCAATTTCAGCAACTGCTAAATATGGCGTATGTTGTTTTTCTTCATTACAATATGTTTCAAAATCAGCAAAAACATTTTCATAAATTATTTTTTCTTCTCGCTCTTTATTTTCAATTTCTTTAACATTTACTTCGTTATAACTCAAGTCGCTAATGTAATTATCTACTCTTCCATAGTATTGGGAGTTCATTAAGTTTATGCTTTCATAAGTTAGTTTTTCAAAATGATTTAACTCAAATAGAAGATTAACTAAATTAAACGAACTCATAAAAACAGAATTAACATATCTTTTAAAATTACTCATTGTATTAAAGTTTTTAATATCTTTAATTTTTTCGTAGTTTTTAACTGAATAACTTGTATATTCAGTAGTTTCATTAATAAAAAAATGTTCCTCAAAATAGCACAGGTTATAAGTTTCAGTATATTCTTTTCCATATGTGTTTTCATCAAGTCTCTCACTTCTACTATTTGATTTTTTAATAATAATTTTTATTTGTAGTTTATCGCATATAATATTTAATCTACATAATGGAACTTTTAAATTAGTAATTAAGGTTTTTAAATACTCAATTTTTTCATTACTCATTCCACCAGCACGTAATGAATTAACTAAACATTCATCTTCTTTATTCCAATTAATTTTTTCAAATTGTGATTTTGTATATATTCCATATCTTGATAAATCAATAAAACTATTATTACTGTAATTGAAAAATCCACCAGACCTATTTTTATTTTTACTTTTATCATCCACATATTCCAATGTAATTTTATCAAAGTTGTTTAAAATAGCGACTACATCAGCATCACTTTGCGAAGTATTGGTTATAGCGATATAATTATTTTCTATTAATTTTGATAATTTATTTAATGTTGCGTCATTTAGTGCGTAGTAATTATTTTCACCCATTTTTAATAATACTTTTTTATCTCCAGCGTATTGGTTTTTATTTTTTTTAATTAACTTAATTAATTCTTTAATGCTAATTCCGGTTATGTCAATTGTAAAACTATTATTGTTTTTAAATCCACTCTTTAACTTACTATTGATTTTATTACTTTCTTTCTTTTCTTGTTTTTTCTCAACCCGTGCTCTGACTTGTTGTTTAACTTTTTCGTTTGTTATTCTAACTTGTTCTTCATTATATTTTTTTAATTGTTTTTTATATTTGTCATTTCTTAATTTATTTTCATTATCAACGTATCTGTTCCAATCGTCTAAAAGAAGTTCATATACTTCATTTGCGTTATTAATACCCAACACTCGTTTAGCATCATAAATATTTTTATATCCACCCATATTTAGCAATGGTTGTTTAATATTATTTCTGGTTTGATAAATCTCACTCTTTGCGTTTTTCAATAGTAGTTCGGGGGATTTCGGGATTTGGGAAGTCATTATTATATAGTATATGAATATATAATAATTTCTCTATATTGTTTATTAAATATTAATTAATTGATTTTTTCCTAAATGTTGTTTATTAAATATTAATTTTCGGATTTTTAAAGAATATGGTTAAAGTAATATTTTCCTAAAGTTGTCAGAAATACTTTTCCACTTATAATTATTTTTCTTATGAGTTCTAACATTATTATTGTGTTTTTCTCTATTATTATCAACCCAATTCTTTACACATTTTAACATAACTTTTTGTTTTTCTTCATCTGTTTTATACACTTTATAACTTTTATCTTCCAACAGTATTTCTAAAAATATTTTTGAAACCTTTTTCCACTCACGCCTACGTCTTTCGCATAACCTACTAATTTCATTGTGTCTTTCTCTTTTATTATCCATTTTTAATTGATATATATATAAATAAGAAATCTTTATATATATAATAATTAATTGATTATTAAATAATATTTAATTGATTAACTCCACAAAATCAAATTACTTAATTTCCCCCGTGTAGTATTCAAGTCTTTCTTATGACGAATCCTATATAGTTTTTTCCTATTGTCAGCGTATTCTTTTCCTTGCTCTTTTAAATATGTTGGGTAATCCTTATATCCTAAACCACCAATAGAAGTAATAAACTTTTTAGATTTATCAAATACATCTATTTTATGCTTCCCATCTTTGCTAGGACTAATGATTAGATTATTTTGTTTAGCAATTTTCAAACTTCGCTCTGTAATAGAATACATATATTATATAATTTTATTTTTTTGTATAAATACTTCCCATTCATAATTTGTAATTTTTTGTTTAACCCGTCTATATTCGCACCAATAACATTTACATATTTTATATTCTGTCATTATAATATTTCATTAGATTATTTAAACTATTTTTCTCCTAAATCAACATTATCTAAAAACTCTTCCCCACTTTTACATAGAACCAAAGGTTCCATTATGGCTACGCTAGAAAACTCTACAAACTTCTCTAATTCTTCTCTAATCAATTCTTGTTCCTGTCTTCGCTCTTCAATTAAATCTTCTACTAAATGTTTTTTATTATACTTTAAACATACGCTAATAGTTGCTACATCTTCTGGTATTCCGTGTTTAATTAGATTGGTAATCTCATACTTCATTTTCAAGTCCATTTATATTATACAATAAGAAAATATTTTTTTCTCTAAATAGTATATATAATGTCGGAAGCCTTGGAAGAACAAAATGAAAATACTATTTTAGCAGAAAAAACCGAAAAAATATCAGATGATACTTTAGGAATAGATGAACCAGAAGAACCACCTAAAACTAAAAAACCAAAAGGAAGACCTAAAAAACCAATAGATAAAGAGGAAGAGGATTTTAAAAGACGTGTCGCAGAGGAAACCGAAAAAGCATATCGAGAAGTAATAGAAAGTAAAGTTAAAACAAATATTAAAAAAGAGTTGAGAAATAAAGCATTAGAAGATGGTGAGAAGTTTAAAAATCCAGAACCAAAAGAGGAAAGAGTAAAGAAAGTATTAAGTGAAAAACAAATAGAAAGTCTCGCTAAAGGTAGGGAAATAGCAAAACAAAAAACAAAAGCAATAAAAGAAGTATATAAAACAATTGATGACGAAGTTAAAACAATCAAAGAAGCAAAAAAGAAGATACGTAAAACATTGTTAGTAGATAGAATAAGGGAAGAAGTAGAAGGTTTAGATAGTGATGAAGATGAAGAGTTAGTAATTAAAAAGAAACCAAAAGTAAAGAAAATAGTAAAATATGAAGAAGACGAAGAAGTAGTTCAACCTAAAGAAATAGTAAAACCATCTCCTAAAATACAATGGTTTTAACAAAGTATAATTAATAACATAACTATTTTAGCGTGAGACAACCCAATTTTTGTTAATATACAATATGATATTTTATATTTTATATTATCCAATTCATTTTTTATAACCGAACCAACTAAATAACTTAACACACCTTTTTTTTAAACCATGAAACCAATGAGTTTTTTATTTTTTTAACATTTTTTATTTTTTGTATTAACCCGTTTGAGTGAAGAAACTCAATAATATCACCAGTTAATTTAGATTCCGCATCATTCAATCCCAATAATGGACGTAGAATATTAATAACTAAATCTTTTTTATTTAACCCATCTTTTTTACATATCACATTTTCAACCAATTTACACACATACAATATTAGTTCATTATTATTTTTATATGATACATTAGGAGGTAGAGATGCTATTTTATCCTTTACGATTATACTTAAATCCGCTACTCTCTGGTCTTTTACTAAAGAGTTTTTTAAACTTACTAAATCAATATCCGCAACCTTATTTAATCGTTCTATAGATTTCTCCATTATAATATAGATAAATATTTTTTTTTAAAGTTTGGCTATACTTTTTTGCTATATTTTGTTATACAAATGCTTGAACGGATTTTGAACCAATGTCAAAAACTAGAACCACATCAGAATATCCCCACGCATTACATGTAATGGTAGATGTAAGAGCGTTCTGAATATTTAAGTTAAGGAAAGGAGGAGTAGAACGGGTATTAATTCCAGAAAACATAACTCCACCTAAACGTTCCAAATCATAACCGTGGAAATGGGAATTAGGATATTTAAGAACACTTACGGACCCGCCATCATTTCCCGCCGAGGCTGCGCGAACCGTTGTGGCCGGTAGAACGAGAAAAGTTTCGACGTTTGTTCCTGTTGGTAAAGTAGTACCACCAACACTATTATACATTTCACGATTAACAACTGTTCCCAATGATGACGGAATGGAGCCACCTAACGCTTGTATGAGGTATAAATAACCTTCGCTAGGACGACTAACATCATTAATGGGACGGTTGGGGTAGAAAGAACCACCTACCTGTAATTGGCGCGAGTTTGTGCTAATGTTAATTCCATCGTAATAGCCGTTTGGAGAAACTAGAGATTGTGCGGCTACACTGTTTGACTGTCCGAATTGTGAATAAATTGATTTTACTGAAGTATTACGGATTTGTAGCAATAGTTGCTGTGCTCCTGAACTTCCGTTAGGAATGGTAATCTGTGAGTTCGTGTAAGTTGCTGATTTGTATAAAATTCTGTTATCTGGAAGTGTTGCCATTAACATAGATGACGCCATTTCTCCAATATCAATATATTTAAGATTTAGAGAAAACTCACTCAATAAAAAGTTTTGAGAAAATACGGGTTGTGCGGCCACTGACGTGCAATATGACACGATCGGTAGTATTTGCGATGTGGTCATTTGCAGTTGTAAATTTGAAACACACCCTATTGGGAAAAGCCGTTCGCTATTAATTCCAATCATAGATAAAAGGGGAATACAAAAGTTGAACCGGTATGTTCCAACGGCTGCGTGTGGTAAATCAATACCGTTCGCCGAGTTAGAATCGCAACCCATACCAACTGTCATACCGCCATATCGCTGTGATAGATTTACTGTATTTTGTAATAGGAAATTTTGCAAAAGACCATATTGATTAACTTGTTCTAATGGCGTGTTATTGCTATATAAAACAAGTTGGTCGAAAAAAGAGGCGGCCGAAGATATTAATGTGCTCTGTGGGTTAGTTGTAGTTGAACCTGTAGAGATATTGTAAGTTAAAGAAAATGATAAAGTAGTATGAGTAGGGTCTAAAAACACACTATTAGAATTACCTGAAGGAATAGAAAAAGAAACTACTTGACTATTAAATTGTCCTTGCGTTGCTTGATTTGCTATAAAAAAGTTTTGGGTTGGTGCTTGAACTGATGTAATTCCATCTGGGGAGAGATTTACTGAATAAGAACGACAAGAATCTGATGCTGAGGGGGGCATTTCATAATTTAAAGAACGAGGAAGTCCGATAGAAGAAGAAGGAAACGCTGACATATTTTTATATATTATAAAGTATGAAAAGAAAAGAATTATTTATATACGTTTATTATTGTTTTAATAAATCGCTAAATGTTAAACTATTATTAATATTACTAATATATTCTATATCTATTTGAAGACTTATTCGCGTATCTTGATTATTGAAATTAATATAGTTTCCGTCATCATCTGTTATTGATATTACGAAGTTTGTAATATTTTTATCTTCTACCCTAAACTTAATTCCTGTTTGATTTAAATAATGAATCATAGAGTTTGGATTTGTATTATTTTGAATACTTAAAAAAAGGTCATTGCTATAATCAATTCCATTAAAATTATTGAAATGGAAAAAATTACTTTTCAAATTAATTCGTGGTAAAGGGACAAAATTAACTGAATAGGGTAGAGTTAAAGAGTTTGAAATAGAACTTTGACTTACATTCCCTAAACCTATAATATTTTTACATGTTGAAGATGAATTAATAGTAAAACTTGATGTATTGTTAAAAGTGTATCTATTCGTAATACTATTATACGTAATTGTATAAGTTGGTAATAAAAGAATTAATGCTGTAATTAAAGTATTCGCGTTATAATTTCCAACGGGTATTGTGTAAGAAATTGAATTAATATCAATAACATTATTTGTATAATTTACAACATAAAATGAGTTTGGTATTTCTGCGTGTTGAACGCTAAAGTATATATTTTCTATTTTTTCGTGGAATGATAAATCGGGTAGTGAAATACTCAATCTACTTTTAAAACTATCATTTAAAGATGTATTTTTAGATGATATATTAAATATTCTTGTTTTCGTTTTTATCATCTGTTATAGGTTGTATATTATAGAGAGATAAAACTTTTTTTAAATCTGGATAGGAGTATGTTTCTAACAATGGTTTTTGTGGTGAATTAGTTTCTTCTAAATGTTTCTGAATTAATTTAATGATTGTTGTTCTTTTATAGCTACGCCATAATGAAACCTCATTGCTAGGCCATAATGAACCCTTTGGGTTTATTGGTTTAATCATAATATAATATAACTAAAGAAAAACCTTTATACTAATTAACTTAATCTTGTTGCTGAAATAGAACCTACAAAATTACCTGCTCCCCCTGTAAATACTGGTATTAATCTTAAATTATATGTTGCTGGTGCTCCACTATTAATTAATGTTCCTGATGCTGATATTCTAATTTTTTGAACCGATGGAACTGACACGCCATAATAATTCTTAACATCTAAACCTTGAATATCTAAATCTACATTCCCACTACTTGCTAAAAATACTTCTAGAGTTGTTAAAATAGTCATGGTTGTAGTAATATTAATAGTAGCAGTATAATCTATTTTCCACACGCCTTGGTCTAATGATGTTAATTGTCCTGAATTAACTCCAGTAGTTGATGTTAGTGTTTGACTTGAACCTGTACTGGTTCTTTTGTATCCGATTGTATCTGATGTAAATGATGAGTATAATGACGCATCAATACTAATAGTTAATGGAACTTGAAAATAAAATTGGTCTTCTAATATTGATGCTCTTGTTGCTAATGAACTTAAACTATCTGTTGTATTAAAATTAATTGCTCCACTAACAACCTCATTTTCAATTTGTAAATCTGCTCCTGCTTGGTCTATTTTTGATTGATTTGTTGTATCTTTTATGTATAATGTTGATTTAATCACCACATCTGTATTAATTGTAGTTGATGCTGATGAAATTGTTAATGCTGTGATTGGGGTTGGTGTGCTATCATTTGTAATAAAATTGTATGTTGAGTTTAAAGTTTGGTCTGGATTAAAATTAATATCATTTCCAACTACTGAAATTATTAAACTTTTTGTTAATGATAGGGTTGAGTCATATATTGTTAAATCCCCTGAAATAGTAGTATCTCCTGCTATTTCTATCTTCGTTTTACTTAATTTTAATGGATAGTATGTTCCTGCTTCTTCAATTATAAAAAGATAAAAACCATTTGTAGAACCATTATTAATAAACTGACAACCATCACCCACTTGTTTTATTGTTGTTATTTTGTTAAAAGTTGTTCCATAATAACTTTCTACAATATTTAACGGACAATTTATATTAATTTTATTAGATGGGTTAGTTCCAAATATCCCATATGCTCCAATGTTTATAACTGCATTTCCCGTTGAACTTAAATTGGTAAAAATATTATTTGTTCCTGCTACTGTGCTCGATGGTGCGGTGATATTATTACTTATTAAACTATTTGCTACGGTTGTTGATGATGCTGTAATTATTACACTATATTGAACTGCTCCAATAGATGGTCTGGTTTTTAAATAAATGCTTCCACTTGGTGTAGGATTTTCTATATTTAAGTTTGATGATGTTTGTTGAATAGTTGCAAAATTAAAGGGGGGTGTCATACTATTATAAAATGACAACGCCCCAAAAATCCTTGTGCTTGATGTTGTGTTTCCTAAATCTATCGTTCCGGTGGTTGTTAAATTAGAACCGATGGATATTATACCAGTTGTTGTATTCGAATAAATATTATTTGTTCCTGATATTGTGGGTGCTGTGATATTATTACTTATTAATGATGCCGAACAAGTTAAATCATTAGAAAATGTTTTTAATCCATTTATGCTCTGTGTTAAAGTGTTTGTTCTATCTACAAAATTATTATCCACATACGCTTTACGAGTTAAATGGTTATTGTCTGTTGGATTTATATAACAATAAGGTGGTAAATTAACAAAAGATACTTGTGCATTAAAATCTACATTTCCAGCAAAAGTCGATGACCCTGTGCCCACGTCTAAAGCAATTCCGCCGTATAATTGAACTCTACTTCCAAAGTATTTATTACCATATATACTCTGTGGTGTTGATAAATTGACAAAATTATTATCGACATAATCCTTTCTAACAAGATGATTGTTTGCTGTTGGATTTGCTACGCTACAAATAGGAGTAAAATTATTAAACGTTGCTTGTCCATTAAATATATTATCGTTTGTAAATGTGTTTGCTATTGCTAACCTTGGATATAATAAATTATTTTGGTCTATGTCAAATGTTGAATAATCACTAACCTCTATCCAGTATGTAATAGTTTCGAAAAATCCTACTGCTAATTTACACGTTGATTTATTGCTTGGAAATATCGTGCTGTTTGTTGTTGGATTTCCTGTAAAATTATTTAAAGGATAAATACGATCCGTTCCACTTGTAATAAATTGAACATTGACATTACTTGATAATTTTACAAAAGTAAATATCTGTCCTCTTACACTAGTTGTTAATGATGGTAATGTAATTGTCATGCTTGTTCCTGAACTATTACGCACTGCTATCGTTGGTGGCATTGGAAATGTTAAGGTTACTGCATTACTTTGTGCCGTGTTGAACCACTGGTAAAATTGTAATGTTGATCTATCAAATGTTGAAAAATCTGTTTGTTCTATCCAGTAATTTGTTGTTTCAAAAAAACCCACTGCTAATTTCACCTGTATTTTATCTAGAGATAACAATGATGTATTTGACATTAATCCGGTGTTTTGGTCTAATAAAGTGTAAATTCTCTGATTATTACTTGTGTTAAATGTTACTGGAAAATTAAGATTATTTATAAATAATTTATTAAATGTAAAAACCATTCCTCTTTCATTATTTGTTAATGTTGGTAAAGTAACTGTCATTGGGTTTGCTGTTGCTGGTGTTGTTCGTAGTGCGATTGTTTGTGCCATTGGAAAGGTTAATGTGATTGTATTACTTGCTGGTGTGTTTTCATATTCAGTCAATTTATAATTTGTTTTTGATAGTAAAGTTCCTGTAAAATTAGTATTATTTGTGAAAGTTTTTAAACCATTAATGCTCTGTGTTAAATTGTTTGTTCTATCTACAAAATTATTATCGACGTAATCCTTACGTGTTAAATGATTAATTGCAGAAGGACTTGCGACACTACTAATTGGTGTAAAATTGTTAAATGTTGCTTGTTGATTTATTTGTGTTGCTCCATTCAAGGTATTTGATGCCGTGCTTGAAGAAATTGTTAATGTTCCCGTTGTAATATCACTTAATAATGTATGTGCTGTAGTTGGTGCTCTACTTTTCATATCATTTGTAGTTAAAAATATATTTGATGGTAATAACAATTGAGAATTATTTATAGTTGCACATGTGCTACTATTTATTTGGAAAATAATTGATGATGCTGGGGTTTGGTTATTAATTGATAAATTGGTTGCCGTTTGTCTTATAATCGAACGAGCATTTGCTGATGTTGATGTTGCTAAAATTAAACTTGGATTTGTTGCGTTTAATATTTCTACATTATTTGTAAATGTTTTCAATCCATTTATGTTCTCAGTTAAGTTGTTCGTTCTATCTACGAAATTGTCATCTACATACGATTTATTCACTACTGATGTTGGATTCAAGGGCGTTTCTGCTGTGCAATTTACTAAATTACAATCGCTTAATGTTATTATTTCTGCTGTATTAGCAACTAAATTATCTACATTTAAATTAGATACATTGATATTATCCGCTTCTATGTTATTTAAACCGTCTAAAGATTGCGTAAAATTATAATTATTCATACTATATTATACTTATAATTTAATTACAATTTATTTTTTTCCTAAATACATTACATATTACATTCCACATTCCTTAAATGTTAATATTATGTTATAACGTGATTTTGTATTATCTGTTGAAACAAATTGAGTATTATCAAAAGTTGAAGATACTTGAAAACGAATATTATTAATATCTCTTAACCCTTTTACATAAAAATCTTTATCATCTACTTTAATATTCAATGGTGTAATATATGCGGTGCTACCTCCAGTTGTTATTGAACTATAACTAGCGAAATTGTTTTCAAATCTTAAAACTCCCGAACAATTTAAATGTTTATTATTAAATTGATACGCATTCGTATTTTTTCCTAAATCAATATTATAACCATAAAGGACGGAAGGACTGAAACCGCTTTCAGTTGATAAAGAAGATATAGAAGTAATCTGAACGTCCATGATATAGTTCTTATCCAAATCTGCTGTATTTTTGATAACCTCGTTCATATTAATCGGATAATTTGCGTTGTATTGGTCTCCAGAATAACTTACCGCGTCATAACTATCTAAAATTATTTTATAAATCATTATATATTACACTTATAAAAAAAATTAAAAATATCCCATACTTAAACTATTAGAAGGTTGAGCTATATCTTTCGCTTTCTGAATTGCTCCTGTAATATCGCCTCCTCTTGCTTGATTATTTATTGCTCTTACTTGTTGTAATCCTGCTTGTCCCTGTTTTAGTCCTGCTCCTAAAGTCCCCGCCATTACTCCCAATTCTGGATTTATAGCGGTTAAAATTGGGGTTGCTTTCTCAATATAACTACCTATTGTACCACCTGTGTTAATTGCTTTTCTTAAAGTTGTATCAATTCCTCCCGATGCTTTTTTAAAAACGTTTTGAGCTTTGCCTGCGATTTTTTTAAAAAAAGACATTATACATTATCAATAGAAAATTAATTTATAATAACCTCGTCCCAATTATTAAAACATCGTTGTGTATTTGTATCAATTGCTAAAAACTCATGCGGGTTTTTATATGCTATATTTAATATATCTTCAAACTTATCACGCATTGTTTCTATTTGTTCGTCAAAAATATCCTTCATTTGTGATTTATTTACTTTAAAAATAATTAAGTTTGTCAATGCGTTTCTTGCCGTCCTGCTTAATGCTTTATACGATTGAACGGCAAATATAATACTAATTCTATCGTGGCGTCTATTATTACATATATTTTGTAAAAGTTTCTCACTTTCTCCTTTAAAATCTTTTTGAACGTCATCAAAAATAATTAATGACTTATACCCTTCTTTACTATTTTCTTTACATTTCATATATGCTTCTTGTAAGTTTTGTTCGTTTAATTCATCGTATATATTTTCTGCTGGTAAATTACTGTCCCAGAAATCCCCACTTACTGAACTCCGTGATGATGGTGGAATAAATATAATAATATTTTCAAAAACCTTATTGAGTAGCGGTTTTGATTTTAATAAAGATATCAAAAAATGTGATTTTCCTGAACCTGCTTTTCCAATTAGTGCTAAAATAAAACTTTTATTTAAGGTAGATAATAACGGATATTCGTTTAGTTTCTCATGTAGAATATTATCTACATTCATTTTTGGTTGTTTCATTTTTGGAACTTCATTTTTAATTAATCTAATCATTATATAATAAATATAGATATTAACGGTAGTTTTTATATATTTCTTCTATTTTTTCTTTTGAAAATCCATAATTTGCTAATTTCTTTTTTAGTGCTTTTGTTGGTAGTTGGTCTGTTCTAAACAATTCAGTTAATTCTTTATATTCCGCTGGGTTATATACTTTTGTCAATAATCTCGAAAATGCTTCTTCTGTGATTTGTTTATTATTTCTTAATCTACTTTCCTCCTTTTCTATCTTTTTTTGTTGATTATATTCATCTGTGTTTGGCTTTCTTCCAACTTTCTTTTTTTCTTGAACTGGTTCATCTCCTGACTGTTTTAATCCATAACCTTCTTGTTGTTCTAAAGTGATGTTCGGTTTTTCTTTTATTCTTTCTATCAATCCTAAATTACTCGTATCTTCTGGAATATTAACTAATGGTATTCTTATTTCTTCTTTTGTTAAACCTTCGTTGGATTCTTTTCCAATTGCTAAACCTTCGTTATATTCTTTTAATTTTTTTTTTACTACTTCATCCAAACTAAGATTTGATGTATCTATAGGTTTATTAATAACATTAGGGGTATTAGGGATGTTAGGGATATTAGGGATGTTAGGTATATTTCGTATTCTTTGCGGGCTAATCACATTTCTATTAGTTAAATCTGGCGGATTTATTACTACATTATTTGGAATACTAAATAATTCATTAGAACTTTTAGGTTCGTTTTTTTGTTTTAGTTGTTCGTTAATTGATTTTAAAAGTGATGTTTGTTCTGTGTTGTCCTTTGGAAAAGGAAAAGGAAAATTACTAAACCCGCTACTTTGCGAACCTCCTACTGAACGGGGTATGTTAATATTAACTTTAACTCTTTGAGTAATTTTTTGTTGTTTTTCTTTACGCTGTTCCTTCTCTTTTGTTTCTTTTTCTTTTATTTGTTTCTTTTCTGCTAAAGTTAATTTCTTCATTTTCTTTTTAATTTCCCTATAATTTGATTTTTGTTTTTTATCCATTTATATACTATATGTATAATTTTTATTTAAAAATTAAACTTCTACATAAAATACTGTTTATTCTGTATATTATTCTAATGTAATATATATATGGAAGATATTCCAAACAATATTAAAGATTTAAAAACAATTTTAAACGCATCATACGAAGATAATACCAAAGCAAAAACGGATTTAGAAAATAAAGGTTATATATTTGACGATGAATTAAGTAATAAAAAACAGAAAGTATTTTATGACCCTGAAACTAAAACTCCAAAAGTAGTATTTAAAGGAACCACTGATACGAATGAATGGTTTAGAAATCCTTTAATTCCGTTTAACCTAGAGTTTTTAGACCCTGAGTTTAAAAAATCTAAAAAACTCGTGAAACAAGTAAGCGAAAAATACGAAAATAAACCTGACATATACGGACATTCTAGAGGTGCGTCTAAAGCTGAATATAACGCATCACTAGCAAATAAAGTTTATACATATAATAAACCCTCAAAGTTTTTTGAAAGTCGTATATTTCCTACTAGTGCTAAAAATGTTATGAACTTTCGCTCAACATTTGACCCTGTTAGTGCTTTGGATATTTTTAAAAGTAAAAATCTTGGTGGTTCTATAATGCCATTAAAAGCACATTCTACGAAAATAAAGTTTATTTAGGAGAAATAAATATTATTTCGTTCATTTAGGAATAATTAAAATCTTTATGTAATATATATAAAATGCCGAAGAAAACTAATTATGAAACAAATGAAATTATATTTTATAAGTTTTGCTGTAAAAATGACAATGTTCTTAATAGTTATGTAGGTCATACCTCATGTTTTAATAGAAGGAAAAGTGAGCACAAATCTAGATGTAATAATGAAAAAGATAAAAAGCATAATTTTAAACTTTATCAATTAATTCGTCAGAATGGGGGTTTTGACAACTGGCGGATGATTGAGATACATAAACAATTTTGTAAAGATAAGCGGGAATGTGAAAGAGTAGAACAAGGGTTAATAGAGAAAAATATAAGTGATATGAATACTCGTAAATCATACTCTTTTGATAATGATTATTATAAACAACTACTACAAATAGATGAAGAAATGAATAAACAATTATCTTTAATAACCGTTGAGTAAAACAATTTAAAAACTACATATACATTATATAAATGAACTCTTTACCTTTATATGATGTCATTAATGAAATGAAAAATCGTTTTATTATTGAAGAGAAAAACAACTATGACATAATAACTATTAAACCTACAAAAAAGTTTTATGTTTATGAATTGAATTAAATATATATATATTATGTATAATATGAATTATTTAGCAAAAAATACCAATAATAGTTTATTATTACCATATGATGTTATGAAATTAATTTATGAATATGCTGACCCATTTATACATATTAACAAACAAATTGAAAACAAAGATTACGAACTTAAAAAATCATATACATATCAAAAAGAAGATATTATTAATATTCCTCATTATTACACACTAGACAACAAAAAATGTTTTATGATATGTGATTTACGATATGCTGGTATATATAAATACAAAAGACTACGCGGTGAAAAATACAAAATGAAGAATGTTTATAAAAAATGGTTGAAGTTATAGTTTAAATAAATCGTGGAACTTTGGCGAGGGGGACACGATTCATATTTTAGAACTTTTGGTTATTTTTCGGCGAATTGGGAAACTTTGGCGATTTTTTAGGTTAATTTATAAAAGGACTATTTCGGGCGACTTTTGGTGATTTTGGCGAAAGGACGATTTTATAAGTATTTTACTTTTAAAATACTTATTTTTACTTATTTTTATTTAAATATATGGGAAATTACTTTTTAAAGTCTTGGTTAGAAAAGCATGGG